TAGACGATGACGAACTGGAGGATGACGAAATTTGTGGTAAACTAACAGGTTCTGTAAATTTATTTATAGCAATTGCTGACCAACCTTCACTTATATCTTGATTCATCATAGACCAAGTATTACCATAATTATAAGAAGTAAATATATAACCACTTGTCTGAGTAGCTGTTTGATATTGACCTCTATTACTAATAGCTATTTCTTGAATATACATACCATCTAAATCATAAACTGGTTCAAAAGTTACTCCAGAATCACTAGATAAATATGTATAATTACTTTCTACAGCTAATATATATTTACTATTACCATTTACTCGAATACGATTAATAAACCCAACTGGTCCATTGCCTAATGACCATGTGGCACCAAAATCATTTGATACAAAAATTTTTCCAGTTAATTCACTTGTGGCCGTCCATTGATATCGACCATCGTTACTCATGTCAATAGTCAATCTTTGTGCATCGTGAACATTGACACTAGCCCAGTTTTGGCCATAATTTGTTGATCTATATATTTTATTACCATAAGTAACAGCTGTTTGATATTCGCCACTAACACTCATAGCTATATCTGTAAAAGTAACAGGAATTGCTATATTTGACCATGTAACACCGCTATCAAAAGATCTTTTTAATCTACCCGCTCCAGCCATCGTAAGATATTTTCCATCATAACTACCAGCAATAAGTTCACTTGGACCCGCTGACGTATTAAAAAGCCATGTTTCACCATAATCTTTAGAAATATATAAGCCATTAGGAGAAGTTGCCGCTTGAAAACTACCATCACTATTTATAAAAATATCACTCCATCTTCTAATACTATCTTTAGGTTCCCATGTTTGACCATAATCACTTGATACATAAAGATAACCTCCACCTAAAGTTGGATTTATAGATGATACTACCGCTGTTTGGTGACGGCCATCTAAAATAGTTAAATCTATAGAAGAATCTAAAGTAAAATTTACATTTAAGACTTCTGATTCAATTAAAGTAAATTGATTGATTGATATTCCTTTAAAATAAACATTAACCGTATCACCACCATTATCAATAATAGTAATTATACCATATTGATTAGAAAAACCTTTAGAATCTGTTTGAGAAATAGGTCCAATGGTATATGGACCCCCTTTGCTACTTGGAGTTTGATCTAATGGACCGGCGTGACATACTTTTAAATTACCATAATTATTAATACTTGAACCATCGTCATAAGCAATAGCATGCATATCAGCTGATATTATAAACATACGGTCATTTAAATTATACGCGTTAATAAAATCAACTATTTCTAATCTTTCGGCATGATAACCGCCCCAATCATCCTTCCCATTACCTATAGATGAGACCCATGGTAATGTATTTACCCAAACAATTACTTGTGCATTTATTCTTGCCTGGTCTAATTCATTAAAAAACCAATTTTTTTGTACTCCATTATCGCCAAAAATTACTTGCCTAGCATCTGTTGATGGGTAAGAACCTTTTGGAGATCTTTCGCTACGAACATCTGTTACAATAAATCGTACCCGCCCACGAACGAAACTATAATATGGAGCGGTAGATTGATTTGAGCTCGCTAATACCGGCGAAGGAACCCTTCTTCTATATGCAGCAATAGCTGCATTTCGAGACGGGTTCGTAACATCACTATCATTAGAGCCATAATCATGGTCATCCCACATATAATACATTGGAACATTTTTCCAACAATTATTTTGCCTCGGAGACGAAAATACATCATTAAAAGCTCTTTGGTATAATTTTTCATCGTTTATAGCTATATCTTTATAATGTATATCTCCAAGATGAATAAAAAATTCTAATTCTTCAGCTTGATATTTTGATAATATATTATCATATATAGGAGAGTTTGATGCTTTATATTCTTCATCACAAATATAAAAATCTTCTGGGCAAGAACGAGAACAAGATGCAAATCCGAATGTAAAAGATTCTATACTATTATGTGTTGGAGTTCTAAAACTTCCGATATATCTATTTACTATTTGATCATTTCCTAATGAAATAATTCTAACATAATACAGTCTACTAGGATCTAAATTTGAAACCTGAAATTTTATTAAATCAAATTCATCAACAGTTGAGGGCAAGCTATTTATAATTTCAGAACTAAAATCCATATACGGAGAAAATTGGGCTCTAAATTGAGTTCCTTCTCCATGTAAAATTTGTGTTGTAACTTTTACTGTAAATGGCATATATTTTTTTACACTTAATTATTTAATTTATAAATAGAAACCATACCCTGTGCAGAATTATTATTTGGACTGCCAACTATTAATATATTTCCAGAATTATTTAATGTTACCGACCCTCCAAAACTTTCAGAAAAGCCACCAGAAGTAATTTGTATTGCGTTCCATCCATTAACACTATCGCCTGAATAAATAGATATTTTATTAGCAATTGAAGGAACTTTTCCTGGAGCGCCTATCGCAATAATATTACCAGAATTATTTATTGAAACACTTCTACCAAAATCACCACTTATTACATCACCAAGTATTGTTTGTTTCAGAACCCATGGGTTAGGTATTGACATATTAGCGCCAACTCCTGTATAAATATATATAGCTCCCTGTCCAGTTAATGTTTGGCTAACGGCTGGACTACCAATTACAACTATACTTCCATCCCGACTTATATCTAAACTAACGCCAAACGAATCTGTGCCAGCAAATGAAGTTGTGCCAGTTAACGTTTGACGATAAGTCCATGGTAAAGCCGAAACTATGGTTCTAGTATAAATATCAACGGAATCTATATTTCCACTTTGCGAGGCTATTAATAAAATATTATCAGCAGAATTTATTTTAATACTTCTTCCAAAAGCACCACCTAATCCAGTAATTGTTTGATTTAATGTCCATCCATCTGCACGATTTCCTTTATAACATAATACCCTATTGACTCCTGGCTGGCCAAATATTAAATCAGAAACATTGTTAATATAAGCCGAACCAATAGTATTCGTAGAACCTAAGCGACCACCTGTAATACCAGTAATAAATTGTCTTAATTTCCAACTATCATTATTATTACCAGTATAAATTTGGATTGCTCCAGCTAAACCACTACCTCTTGGATCATAGGGGCCACCAATTATTAATGTAGTATTATTATTACCTAATTCAATATTATCCACAATTTCTGTAGAATACCCAAAATAACTATTTAAACCAGAAGTACCAGTTAATATTTGCTTTAATACAAATTGATTATTTCCAGTATAAACATATGCGCCGCCCATTAAAGCGGAAGAACCAGTTTGATAAAATGGCGCTCCAACTATTAATAAATTATTATTATCACTAATCGCACTATTTTGTCCTAGAGTACTAAAGAACACATTACCAGAAATTTTTTGTTGTAAACTATAATTTCCAGCAAGAGTAAATAACGAGCTTGACGAACTTGACGAACTTAATAAACTTGAAGAACTCGAAGAACTTATAGTTTCGATTACGGAAGGATTAATACCAATCCACATAGACTGAACAAAAGGATAAAATAAGTTATTACCACTTATGATATTACTAGGAATACTTTGACGGTTTATTTCTAATGAAGAGTCAACCCATATAGAATCTATAACTGGCATAATAGATGAACTAGACGAACTAGAAGAGCTAGTTAAAGTAGATGAACTAGACGAACTAGAAGAGCTAGTTAAAGTAGATGAACTAGACGAACTAGAAGAGCTAGTTAAAGTAGATGAACTAGACGAACTAGGAAAAACAGGAGGTTCCTCTTCTTCAAGAACAACGTAAAGATTCTCATTTGCATCTAACCATAAAGATGAAGTACTTAATACAACATCGTCAATACGTGGTTTAAAATCAAATCTAAAGTATTGGTATCCCGTCTCTAAAGTAACTGGAATATCAATTTTATTTGATAAGTTTGGCTGATTTGTTATAAAAAAATTATCGTACGACAGGCCATCTTTTGAAGCACTAAATCTTAATTGAGATGGTAAAAAACCCGTTTCAAATTCAATGAAAAACCCTGTTAAAATTTGACCAATCGGATTAATTGTTTTATACTCTAAATAATGACCAGAATCACCCCCAGGAGAATCATCAACTAAAATTTCTGTAAATGGGTATAATGTTTTATTTGTATTGAAAGCTCTCCATGCTGGCGCTAGTGGTGTATCTTTACTATATAGAACTCTCCCGTTAAAAGATGAGAACGGCTCAATTATTTGATTTTCGAATATATAAGAGTTTATATTATAAGGAACAACATCTTTTTCTGAAATATTAACCCCTGTTCTAGTAACATCATTTGAATCATAAATTTCTAAACTATGAATACCAATACCATTAAATGGATTACTATCTATTTGATTGTGTGACCAAATTATTCCAGACCTAATATTTAATTTTATAAAATTATAATTAAAATTTTGAAAAGGTTGTTTGCATTCTAATATTTTAGTAGGTGATGTATAAAAATTAACACCTGTTTTTGAGTCTATAGTTACCCAATTAAATCCATCTATAGATGTTTCTAAGTCAAATATAAATGGATAAAATCTTGTTGTAAAATCGACACCAAACTCATAGTGTGTTATAAATCTTTTATTTGAACCATAATTTTGTAAATTATATTGTAAAAAACCTTGTGTTCCACTTATATATGAAATACTTCCACTTCCATCTACCGCTTTAATAGCATTATCTACATTATTAGAACTTGATGCTGAACCACTATTTTTAAAAAAATCTTTTCTAGGATTTATAATAGGAAATATAACTTTTAAATCTCCATATTGCGCATGAATTATCTCTCTATTATATGTATATACCCCATTTGGAATTTCGATATTTTCAATAAAACTTACATTAATAACTTTATCACTAAATCCTGTAAAATTTGTTCCAGAAAGATTATTTGCACTCCAAATATAATTAGAATAGTTTACCGATCCAGAACCGCTATAGTATGAAATACCAGTAATAATAGTATCTTGAGTTTTTATATTAGGACTATTATAGTAATAACCAGTAACAATAATGTTATTTACTAAACCGCTAACTAATCCAGAACCAAAAATATAATTAAAAAATCTTGAATTCGTAATAAATCCACTACCAATTATTGTTGTTCCATCTGGAGACTTTCCAGTTCCACTACCACCAAATAATGGTAAATTATAATTATAATTTATTCTACCCGTTGCATACAATGTGTCTTTAAATTTAGATGTAAATAATCCAGTTATTAAATTTCCATAATAATCAAGTTGAGTTTCTCCAGCTGCAAATCCAGTTCCAACAATAGTTGTTTCTAAAGTGTCAAATCCATGAATAAAGCCAGATAATCTTCCCGTTGCGTTTCCTGTTACTGTAAAATTATCAAAAATTAAACGGCCAGTATGTCCAGAAAAATTTTCTAAAGTTATGTTTACTTTTTGGTTTCCAGGGTATATTGTTCTTAATTCATAATTATAAAATCTTTCTAAAGTAAAATTATCCTCTGTACCAAGAATTCCCGTAAAACCAGTAAAAAATTCTATAAAATAAATTGGTTTTTGTATGTAAGTAAAATTAACATCGTGAGAAATTATTCCAAAATTTGTTATTAAAATAAGTTGTAAACTAGAATCTACAGGAGTTGTAATATTTAAAGTTTCGCCTGATAAAATAATAGAACCACTTTGATTACCAGATATTTTATTTAAAAATAAATTATCAATATTATAATTGACATTCCTATTAAAAATCTGTCCAGAAAAAATTTTAAAAGACCTATCAACTGGAATTGAATTATTATGTATAAAACCACTTATTTTTGAGCCATCAATAACAGTATCTGGAAATGTAAAAAAATAATTTGGTATTTGACCCTGTACTAAAAAATCAAAATTTAATGTAGATCTCGTGGTATTTGCAAAAAAAGTATCATAGTATATGTTTTCTCCACTATATGGTGAATAAAGACAAATTGGAGTATCATTAATAAAATAATTAATAGCATTTTTAACAATATTCCCAGAAATTATAATTTCTTCCCTTGGATTATATGACCAAACAAATTTATTATTAATATCATAAATATTACCACTACGAAATTCAAATAATCCAAGTTCTTGAGAATCATTTTTAAATCCTATTTTAGATACTCCAGACACGTTGGAATTTACCACATTAAAATAAAAAGAAAATTCTTCTTGTGCGGCAATATCTCTATATAATGATCCCGATTCTAAAATCATAAATTATGCAGAATTAAATGAATATCTATTAAATTGCGAACTAACTTCTCTCATAAGAGTATTCGCTTTCGCTGGTTTTGGGGCCTTCGTTGAAAACGTTGCTGTTGTTTTAAACCCATCAGATGATAATGAGACATCTAGATTACTTAATCCAGCCCTTGGACTTAAAGAAACACCATTTGGATTTCCAGCAAAAGTATATTTTATATTTTGTTGAGGAGCGTTCGCAATAACATTACTTGCTACGGGTATTCTTGTTTTACGTTTTGATTGAAAAACATCTTCATAAGGATCTGTGACATTTTCATTTACAACACGAATTTCGGCTACATCATTGGCTGTACCAACATCTCCCTCTGACCATAAAAATTCTGGAGTGGTGTTTGTACTAATTTTATTAACAGTTATATCATATTTACAAACAACCCTTAATGATGAATCAGATGGTACAAATATTTTAACATTACCTGTTTTTAATTTTACTTGACCATAATATGCCTGTTTTGCTTCTAGGCCTCCAAGCAAATCATCTAAATTTTCTTCACGCCTATTTCCACCAGCTGCTGTAATAGCTTTATCTCTAGCTTCTTCTTCTGCGGAAATACAAGACCCTTTTTTAACAAGTTCGTCAAATTTTGCGCAATTTTTTCTTCCATTTGAAACAATTGCATCTCTTTGCTGTTTCCACGTGACTTCTAATGGATGACTACTTTTACCAGTGTTTGCTTCAAAACCTATTTTTGCTTTAACAAATTTTTGACTACTTGGAACTAATAATATGGTATTAATTTTTTCAACATCGCTTTTACCTAATAATTTTGAATTAACTAATTGATCAAATAATCCAGCTTCTTTTATATTAATATGCAAAGGTGCACAGCTTTGAATGTCTTTTGTTAATTTTTCATAGCCCAATGCTTCTAATGCCGAAGCTTGGTCATGACTCATTTGGCCATCTCTATTATAGATTTTTCTACCAGCAAAATCATTATTATCCTCTTCTTGTACTTGCCCTTCTGGATCAACACTAATTTGTACTTCTGCTGTTACCGTACTACTACAGTAGAAAAAACTACCAGAATTATCTGGTATTCTATAATATTTACCATGATAAGTTAAAAATTCTTGCTCTACTTCAAACCATTTATCTGCTTTTGTTGGATCATGATTAACAAAATAAAAACTATAATTTGGCAAATCTTTAGCATCAAAAGCTTCATAATCTGCAATCATATCCTCAAAACCTGCTTTTTTTAAGAAAATTATCATTTGATTTTTAGGAACTGTTTTTGCATTTTCAATTTGATAACCTAAAGAATCCCAATGCTCCTGTTGAAAAGAATATAAATCTCTTAAACTTCTTGATACGAACCCAAGAATTCCAGATAATATAAATTCATTTGTGCTTCTGTTAGCCCCCCATTTTTCACGACCGCCTGCATTCAAATCTTGTAAATTTCCATTTTTTCTTGCTAATGTATTTATTTTATAGGGAGAAACTGTATAAGTAATAGCATCTGAAGTTGAACCGGTTAATGTTTTTATCGGTTCTTTCGGCGCAGATGTATATGAAATACCGTATTGTCGAAAAGTTCCTTCTAAAGAAGCTGATGTTTCTTTTGAAATAATATTTGAAGCTGTAGAATTTGGTAAATTACCTACAATACCTCTTGTTGAATCATAACATACCAGAGTATCTGAACTGTAATCCCAATAAAAATCAAAACCTAAATCAGAGCCCCAACTTGCCAAAACACTTCTAAGAGTACCTTCGTGTGTGGTTTTAAATACTGCATCACTCGGAGCGTTATGATTGAAAGGCAAAACTGCTCGTAAATTATTAAAACTATACCATGTATCTGGAAGATCACATTCTGAACTTCTAAATTTTTCTTCGCCTACTAAAATTACATTACCTAAAGTTCTACTTCCAATAGCTGTACCAGTACGACTAACACTTGCACTACCAAGACGTCTTTCTTCAAATCTAGTTAGTGGAAATGCAGTACCAAATTTTTTTGGCACTAAAATAGACTCGTCGCTAAAATCAAAAGTTTTTGTTTTAGTAAATGGACTACCATAAACGTTTAATAATCCACGTTTCCATAATAATACATAATAACGGTCTAATATAATGCTATTATCAATAATTGTAACCTGTAATGTTTTTTCTTGAGCCGTTTCTTTAAAATTATAAGACCAAATTGTTCCATTAAAATTAAAACCCGCAAAAGAAACCGAAGTTCTACTATTTAAACTTGGCGTTGAATACTGCCCTCTTTCATTAACGATATCCAAAATTAATTTAGATGGTTCTTGTGAATAACCTATAGATAATGATAATCCATATATAACGCCACCAAAACTTGGTCCAGATATTTGTGGTACTGTAGTAATAGCCATATTTTTTCCTTTTTCCTTTTATATAATTACACAATTAATTTGAATATATTATAAAATCATCTGTATTATTATAGATAATATTTTTATTGTTATGTCCGAATAATAAACCAGAAATCATATCAAAATCACTATTTTCTATATAATTATTATTAATTTTTTGTCTTATCCCATTTAAATATAATTGAGAACATCCATGGTTAAAATAAGAATTAATTTTTAAAGTTCCACTCATCGTATTACTAGATAATTTATATATACTTGTACTACCAGCCTGACTAATATTATTAATCATATCGTATTGCGAACCAGCTATAATAATATCTCCATCATTATTATTTGTAAGCGAATATGACGATATATTATAAATTTTTTGTATTGATTTCCAACCATCATTTATATTACCACTAAATATATTAATTGAACCAGGACCCAAACTATCTTCAAGAGGAGCTGCAACAGTAATTATACTGCCATTTTCATTTATTGATAAACTCTTTCCAAATAAATCTCCCTGCGTAGAACTTGCCCAATCTCCAGTAATATCTTGTTTTAATTTCCAGCCGTTTATTGCATTTCCAGTAAAAATTAATATACTACCAGGATTTCCAATCTGGGGATCAGAAAAAACGTCAAAGCTTGGCTGCCCAACCACCAAAATATTACCATTATTATTCATTGCCATGCTTTCACCAAAACCACCACCAGCTCTATTACCACTAACTATTTGTTTTAAATTCCAACCATTTATTGCGTTGCCTGTAAATATTGCTACATTTCCAAATACACTATTATACGGGCCACTCATTGCAATTATACTAGAATCATTATTCGTTACTACACAATATCCGTATCCAAAATTTAAAAAACTGCTAGAGTTAAAATCACCAGTAATTTTTTGTCTGAAATTCCAACCATTAATTGCATTACCTGTAAAAATCATCGCACTTCCAATATCATTAATAGTAAAAGGCCATAAGCTTAAATCTCTAATATTATCACTTGGAACACCAACTATAATTATAGAACCATCATTGTTGGTTGCGACACTATGGCCAAATTTATCATTTTGATTACTTACTGGGCTAATGGTATCCCCAGTGATTATTTGCTTAAAAACCCAGTTAGTATTGAAACTTCCTGTAAATATTGCTACGCCGCCAGCATTTAAATATTGAGAATCTGGAAGCGGATCATATTCTGGACCGCCCATTATGATTATATTTCCATTTTTGCTTGAGGCCAAACTGTAACCAAAATTACTACCAGCCCCACTTCCGGTAATTTTTTGTTTAAATCCCCATCCTATATTAGAGTTTCCAGTAAATATTGAGGCACTACCCACATTTGCATCATTTAGCTCTCCAATTACAATAATATTTGCATTATCATTTGATACTACACTTGAACCAAAATTATCTATACTATTATTACCACTAAATTTTTGTTTAAATAACCATTTGTTAGTATATGTATTATTATTTATATAACTATTAAAATTATCTGAATAATATTTAATTACAAAATAATTCTCTCCAGAAATATTTCTATTTGCGTAAATACTAAAACCACTTTTTACAAAATCAATACTTTGAATTAATTTCTGACCATTTAAAAATATAAACTCTCCAGTAGAATTATTATCTAAATCCACAATTTTACTACCACTATTTATTGTATTAACAGTTTTAAAAGCATGAAAAACACCGCTTATATTATCATAAAATAAATAATCATTTGCAATAAAATCATTTTGTAAATTTACATTACTCCCAGTTATAAAATAATCTAATTTTGGTATATCTAAAATATCATAACCTGATTGTATTGTATTATATCCCGAATTAATTAATAACTGACCATTACCATATAACATTATTTGTTTTGCATCAAGTTCTTTATTTGTTTTAAAATAATTTCTATTTAAAAAATCATATAATAAATTTTCATTATATGGCAATGTTTCTGGTTTGTAATCTCTTGTAAAAATTTCAACTATATTTCCACTAATATTTTTATTTTCTGTGTATTCTATTAAACTTGAAATTTCTGAAAATGACAAAGAAGATAAGTAATTTAAATCTAAACCAGAAACATTTACTTGACCTATTCCGGTCCCTTGAACGCAAAGTTCTCCAGTTATAGCAACCGGAACTTCTCCAGATTGTATGATTCCAGTTAATATTATTTCAGTTGAACCAGTAACATATAAAAATCCAGTTAATGGAATTGTGACGTTATATTCGCCAGTAATTAATCCAGATAGAGCAACGTTTTGAATAATATCATTAGAAATGCCACAATTATCAACATAAGAGCCTAAATATATTTGTTGATATCCCGTAATACCAGAATAAGAAAAACCGGTTAATAAAGTTTGGTATCCTGTTATTCCAGTTCCAATCCCACTAACAAAGTTTGTGATAGCTGTTCCGGTAACTCCAGTTATAATAAATCCAGACGTTGTATAATATCCTGTAATAGAACAAAATTCTTCAGAAGAAGTTGTAACTGCTGTTGGGTTTGAAAATAAACCACTTGCTATTTCTTCTTTATAAAATGTCGGCAAGTTTTTAAATACAAAAAATTTATCTATATAACCACTAAAATTATTATATCCACCAGTGCCCCCTATATTTAAAATGTTAGAATTTCTAAAAGAATTATTAAGTAAATTATAATTTTCTATTTCAAATGAAAAAGTATTATTATTATAACGACCTAATGAAATATTTGAATTAGTATAATTTAAATAAATTAAATTTTTATTAGCTAAAATATTTTTATACGTAAAAGTAAAAACACCTTCCACTGGATTTACATATTTAAAATATAATTTATTTGCATCATTTATTCCTAAATAAAAACCAGATAAATTATTTCCAACCCCAGTTAAAGAAGATAAAAGGATTTCTTCTCCATGTCTTAATTTTTCGTATGAGAGAAAAATAGAAATATCTGTTGTAGGCAAATTTTCATCTAAAGTTAAAATTGTGTTTCCATCAAAATATCCTGTTCCAGTATATTGAAAAAATTTTTTAACATTTTGATCTGTATATTCGTATACATTAAAAGTTAGAATAGGCGTAGTAGTAACAAATTTTGATTGATCACTATTGTACGTAAATAAATCTCCAGTAATATTTACTGAATTATCTTGACTATATTGATTATTTAAACTATTAAAATTATATTTAGTTATAAAATCTGAATTTTTATTATAAAAAGACAAATCATTTTGAATATAAAATATATCAGAAAAAGGTGCTATTAATCCATTTAAGTTAGTAGGAATTTGTTTTTCTAATTGAAACGTATTAAAAATTCCACTATATATCATTATATTTCCACTCGTGTTATTGGCAACGTCTCTTCTCCAAAAAATTAATTTATCATCAATAAGCCTAGGTGCAAAAATACCAGTATCACTAGCATAAATATTATTTGTAAAAGTAAATATTTTCTTATAACTGCTAGCTGCAATCGGTGATCCGGTATATAAATCATGATTAAAAAATAAACTATTTGGTGGAACAAATGATTTACTTAAAGTTAATAAAGCGGTTGCATTTTCATTAATAACAAAACCACCTTCATTTAAATATCCTTCTATTCCAGTTCCTATGATTTTAGAGCTTAATCCCCATCCATTGTTAATAGACCCAGTATAAATAAAAATACCGCCAACACCAGTTTGCATAATATTATTAATTACTGGACTGTACATGCTATTACCGATAATTAAAGTATTATTATTATCGATAATATAAAAATTCATATCAGGAACGGAATATGGTGGCGATAAGGGTTCGTCAAAATTAATTCGTTGTCTTAAAACATATTTAGAATTTAAATCCCCAGTATATATCCAAACATTTCCATTTTCACCTTCTCCAACACCATCATAAGATGAAACCATAATTATTTTACCATCTTTACTAATAGCGGCATCAGCACCAAAGAATGGATAATAATCAGGGGGTACTGTTGGGTCTTCTAATTTTTGATCTAAAATCCATTGATTTGGCGTTTTTTCTTTATAAATATGAACAAAACCATCATTGAGTACCCCACCATCATTAGTAATTATGATTTTACCATTATCTGATGTTAAAATTTTTTGTCCTAGAGACTGACCAGTAAATTGTTTTGTTTTTAAAAAATTTACATTTTGATTATTTCCAGACTTAATTGATAATATTCCATTATATGATTCGGTCGCCCAACTGTCTGGATAAACAATATTATTATTTTGATAATCTGAATAAAAAGAAAATGCGCCCAAAATCTGATCCTGTTGAACGCCCAGAACCTCAGTAAAAAATTTAACACCTGTATATTGCTGTATCATATTATTTAATTGTAAATAGGACCATTGAAACTCCAAGTTTCGTTTATAGTTACTACCTTTATATCATTATTTCTAGAAATTGTTCTTGCTTCTAAAATTTGATTTCCACCGAATATATAATTGCTTTTTATCCTGTTTATTTCATCTATCGCAGCAGACTCAGCAATATTTATACTTTTATTAATTTTTGCAATAGCTGTTACACTAATATCTAAAATAGATCTATTTGCACATGCTAAATTTTGAATATTATGTTCTCTAGATGTAAAAGCAGAAGTATTAGGGGCATGTATTGTAATAGCTGGTTTTAAATCAGCGCTAGATGTAATATTTAAAATATCATTATTAAAAGAAACCCTCTTATTTGTAAATTGTGCTGAATATTGAATTTGAGCATTAAATTTATCAAAACTAATTGATTCGCTAATTGGAGTGTTATGCAATACCTTTCCTTGTACTTCTTTAGAATATTCTGTATTAGCCAAAGTAAATGCAGAAAAACTATTCCTATAAAAATTTTCTACTTTTTCCCAGCGTGTAGCTATATCTCCATATTTACAAGAAATTGTAGTATTTAATCTAACCGTTGCTATACATTTTAAAGAATCTAGATCAATATCTACCGTATAATCATTTATAATTTCAGAAAGAAAATCATTATTGAATGTTGAAGAAAAATTTAATTTATTTTCTTGAGCAGCTTCTTCTACGGATTGATCAATAGGTCTAGAAGAAAGAGCTGTTTTAAACACATCATTTGCTGAATTATTACAAATATTAAATAAATTTAATTTATTATATTCTGTTCTTAATGTATTAATATTATTATATTCTAGCGATCCATTAATTTTGGCAACAATAAAGCCATCTTCAATACCAGAAGATAAATCTATTGTATAATTTAAAAAAGCATTTTGAGGAGATTCTGGATTTATATTTTTTACAAACTGTGATTCTATTGAATAAACACCATTAAACCTATCTATAGTTTCTTTGGTGGACTTACGTAAATAAGATTTAGAAAAATTGTCTTTTACTAAAATCGGTAATACTTTATTAAAATCTCCAGATCGCGCCTTTACCCAATCTTTTGCGTTTTGGATCGCATTTTTATTTTGTGTAACAATACCTTTTGCAGATAAAGAATGAGTAAAATTTAGGATATCTCCCTGCTCTTCAGAGAAAGAAAATTTTTCTTCGGGTTCTACAACCCCATAATAATTTGTAAAAAGATTTGGTTCGTATAAAGAAATATCTACAGTAAATGGCAAAATACCATACCACGGTTCTTCATTTATTTGAATAGAATTAATAACAGCAATACCCGAAATAAATTTATTTGAGTCTTGTCTAATTTCTAAAACTTTATAATTATCTTGAAAACCACTTAATAAAGATTTAAAAGAATTATTTAAGTAATAAAAAGAATTATTACCAACATATTTTCCAGTTAATTGTCCTTCTAAAGTTAAGTTTGTAATTTGATTCCATTTATTACCAAAATCAATAAAATCTTGAGATATAGAAACAAATGGTACTGGAGCGATACCACTAAATATATCTTTATTATTGTATAAGATTTTAATTTCTTGACTCATATTATGAATATTTATATGTGGCTTGATATGAGATATTTTGCTCGATTTCGTCAGAATTAAATGTTATAGATTCAAGATATAAATCTCTTGCATCTACAATGTTAGGAGTACCAGCTAAAGATTTTGCTTTATTAAAATACAAGTATCCATTAAAAACTTCATTTATACAACCAACATCTAAATTTACTTTTATTGTATAAGTACCTTGCTGTAAAAAATTTCTATTTTGAACTAAGGTGTAAGTATTATTTGGAATAATAAAATTTTTTATAATTGGCATTAAACCAGTATCTGTTTTTTCTACATTAACTCTTTTTATATTCATGTCAGATCCATCTTTAATTGTGGGGTCATCTGTATATGAATAATTATATGTTATAATTCCAGTATATTTTTTTCTTGAAACATTTTGAGATAATTGTTTTAAGCTGCCTCCAATTTTATCTTTAGCGTCTGAATTGTAAAAACTTAAAGCCCTAATTATAATTCCAGGTTTTGCAAAATTCCATCCAGCTTCAGCATTAATATATTTTTCAGGACTTCCATTTTTACCCACGCCTTTAATATTACCAGATTCTGAAGATGTCCATACACCTTTTTCATCTCTATCCAGCGTATTAACATATTCAAAAAGATAATTCGGATTCTCTTTTTTAAGATCATTATCATAACTTATATTATATGTTATGACTCCAGTAAATTTATTTATTTGTACCGCTTTATTAATTTGGTGACTATTTAAATTTCTAGATATTCCAAATTTAGATTTATAACTTTGAAAAAAATTGTTAACTCTTGTAAAAATACCAACCATTTGATCGTTTAATCCTTGTAATGCATTAGTATATAAAGAAGGTTGGTCATACTCGGCTTTAATTTCACAAGACTCTGTTGCTGTAGCAATACCTTCTTCGTTTAGTTGAATTGTATTTGTTATTTTTAAAGAATATGGTTTATTTGTATTTTCAGTACTATAAGAAAAATTTTTATTAAAACCACATTTACCATCAACTAGATTATAATTTTCGCTATTTAAACTTTTATAATTTGTTCTAGTATTGTAGTTGCCCTCCGCCAAACTTGGCGGCAATGTTTTTAGTAATTCGGTTGCTAAATTTTGTGCAAGTATTATTAAATTAATATCTTTATTGTTCGCATCATATTCAATTTCAATAGAATGCTCACCACCCAGTATTTTATTTTGATTATCAAAATCTAAATTAAAACTTTCAGAAAAACTTTTTAATAAATTTAATTTTTTATTAGATAAATTAATTCCAGCAAATTCAGAAGAAAAAATATTTTGTAATGGAACTTCTGCCAAAACTTCTATAGTGGCATTAAATTTTGTTGTTCTTACCCAATTACCATTATCGAAACTTAAATCAGTTATTTTTCCAATGCCATAATTTTCATTATTTATGGTAATATTATGAAAATCTTTTGTTAAATTTCTTATTGAATTAACATCATTAAAAATTTTTAAAACTCCATTAAAATTTTGCAAATCCAGTACAAAACCTTGTAATGTAATAATTTTTTTTGCAGAATAATTTAAAGATTTTTCTCCGAAAAAACTATTTTCGTGCGTATATCCTAATAACTCAACATTGTTAAATATGAGATTTTGAGCTGACATATATTATCCTCCACCTTGTGGTTTTGGTTTAATTGGCGCTGGAGCTGTTGGTGGAACTTTTTCACCAAGAGCAAGACGTACTTTATCAATAATTGTTGGAATTGCACTTTCTACAGCTGATCCAACAGCAATGGCTATATCATTACTAGCCTGGGCTTGAACAACTACAGTAACTGGCGCTGTAGTTGTTGTGGTAACATTTGGTTGGATTGTTGGTTGAGTTTGTGGACCAACTTGTTGATTAGGTTGATTATTTAAATTTGCTGTAAGATTACTGACCGCGCTTACTAAATTATTAACTGAAGAAGTGTTATTATTAAGCGCGGCTTCTTGTTGCGTAAAAGATTGTTGTGCAGCAGCTGGTTGGGTTTGAGTTAATCTTCTTCCAGGTTCGCTAGCGCGTTCCATTGCGTTATCATATGTTATCGGGCTAAATGGATTATATTTAGCCCGTTCTATAGCACTACTAGCTGGAAGTTTCCAATTTGGGTCTAGCATTCGCTCAATCTCTGTTTCTTCAGCTTGTATTCTATTAAATGTTGGTAAACCTATTCTGCTCTTGTTGAAAGCATCTGTTGCTGCAAGTGTAGGATCTACCATATCTGCTCTTGAAGCGGTTTTTTCTCGATAATTTCCTTCTGCACTACGTTGGGTAGGCCCTAAACCTATTCCGCCAGCACGACTCCATTCTTCAAAACGTCTTTGGTCTCTTGCTCTTGTTGTTTCAGCTTCAATTTCTGAAATTGTTTTTGGCGCGGTGGGTGGAATTATTGGCGCGGTTGTTATACCAGCTGGTTGAACAGTTTTGCCGCCAAGTTGTGACAAAATTTTATCTAATATAATATTGCTTTTGTTAATTGCATTTACTGTTGGATCTTGAGATGCTAACATCTCCATCCCCATTGCGTCAAGTTCTTTTAGTAATTGTTCACCCTCCGTACCACCAACTGCCACCGCTTGTTTTCTTAAAGCTTCTAAAACTGGACTTTGGAATTTACCAGTAATTTCTTTAAATCCGGCTTCGGTTAAAGTACCAGTTCTTTGGGCGACTTGTAATTTAGCGATAGTTTCGGTTCCACCAAGCGTATCAACTTCTTTTAACGCCGCTGTAATTTCTTCTCTAACAATTGGATCACTTGTTGATTTTGCTATATTTTCTAGCTCTTTTATTTGTCTATCGTAAAATTCTTTTAGCCCTTCTTCTCCAGCGGTAATACCTTTTCCTGTTGCATTTGGAGTATATCCGGTAAAATCTTGAAGTTGATCTATTAAAAATAAAGCTTTTCGGCCACGTTCTGGAGCCATTTCTTCTCTAGCTCTATCAGCAGCACCGTATTGATATCTATATTGATTAGTTCCAGGCAGATAATCAAAACGGTAGTCAGCATTTCTGCCCTGGAATTGTTCAAACCCCTGTGTAGATTCTACTACCTTATCAAATACTCCTTGCCCAGGTTCTTTTGGATTAATAAATTCTTGAATTCCACCACCAACAGATGCCCCACCAAATTTTTGCGCTTGACCAATTTTTGCAATAAGAATTTTTTGAGTTTGTTCTTTTGCTAATGTTTTAAATTCTAAAATAGATGCTTCTCTTAACTTAGCAATTTCATTATTACTTTTTCCAGCTTCTACAATTATTTTTTCAGTAATTTTTTGTAAAGTAGCATCATCAACTTTTGCAGCCGTTAATAATTGCGTAATTTGTGTTAGTATCTCTTGAGTTTTTATATCTCCACTCGTATTATTTTTTAATAAATTTTGAAATACTGTTTGTATACTACTAAAAGCCGTATCTTGAGTATTAGCAAGATTTTGAAGTTCCTTATTAGAAGTTTCAATTTGATCTGAAGTTCCTTCTTTTGGTGCTTGGCCTCTGGTCGTTTTTAGTATTTCACTAAATGCTGTTCTAATAGATTCATTAATATTTCCTATAAATTCGGATTGAGTGCCTTGAACGCCTTCTATTTGTGTTTTGCCAATAGTCGCCACAGCTTCTCTTAATGAAAAAGCTTGTGCTAGCGGGGCTTCTGTACCAACTATAGCACCAACTGTTTGAGCTGGTCTTGAATAAGCATCTGCAAAACTAGTGTTTCTTATAAATTGCTGTCTTGCTTTTATTAATTCACGCTCTCTATCAGCAGCTTCTTGAGTTGCTGTTATACTCTTTTCAAGACTAGAAATAATATTTTCTGTTGCCGTTTTTGCAGATTCTAATAAAATTGTTTCTCGTGCAATTGCCTGATCTTTTTTATTTTGAGCTTCTACACTCGCATCTGTTTGTGAGGCTAAAGATATTAAAGCGGTTCCAAGCGAACCAAGCCTTCTCTTAACAAGCTCTTCTGGTCCAGATAAAATTTTACTAACAACTTCTGGTGGTAAAATTTGATTTAATACTCCAGCTGATCTCATGAGATCACCACTTTGTAAAATTTTTCCAGCTGCAACTGCGCCTTCATTTCTACCATATGCGGGACCTAAAACAGCTGATCTAAATTTATCTGTATCAAAACTTTGAGTAAAGAAATTTTCTGGAATTTCTAATTGTATTTCTTCAAATTTTGAAAGATTAAGTCCAGAAAGTTTCAAAGCTTCTTGAAGTTCTTTTCCCTGTTTGTTTCCAAGTTTAGAAGATTGAATAATTGCATTTGTTACAGGTTTTAAGTCTGTTCTTATTGGCCCTAAATTAAGACCCGTATCAAATCCTGACGCTGTTGCGGCAGCAATTTCACTGTCTTGTCTAGCAATTTCTTTATTATATAATTCTAAATTATTTTGTAAAGCCGCTAAAGATTCTGCTAATTTTTGCGCAGCTATATCAGCATTTAGAAGTTCTTTTGCAACAACATCTGCTTCTTGATAAGTTGGAGCTGCTTCAATTTTAGCTCTTTGTTCTGGTTTAAATTGAGCCAATGCTTGAGATACTTGATTTTCTAATTGTTTTATTTTTTCTGGATCTTTATTTTGTTCTGCATATGCCGCTTGTAATTCGGCGCTAGCTCTTAAATATTGTTGTGTAGCTTCTCCAGTTCTCGCCACATCTTCAGAAGCTTTTTGTATAGCAGCTCTGAATTCTGGCATTTCTGTAAACATTTGCTCTATAAAATTAGGTATCGTTAATAATGCCCCTGTCGCTGCACCAATTGCTGCGCCCCAAGGTCCAAACATAGCTCCAGCACCAGCAAAACTAGCTATTTGACCAACAGCACTAATACCAGCACTAGTTCTTCTCGCGCCAGCTGTTTCCTGACCAATTGAATTTGCAACTGTTTCTGCAATAATTGGAGCTGCAAAAGCAACTGCAAAACCACCAACGCCTCCAGCCGCAGTTGTTTTTTGACCAAAAGTTCCACGAGCCGCTTTTTTTTCTGCGGTTTTTGCTGCTAGATATTCTTGACGTAATGGCTCTCGTTTTGATAAATTTTTTTCTTCTAAAACTCTTTTTTTTGCAGATTCGGTTATTTTTTTAGCTGATTGTACATTTGATCTTGTAATTTCTTTTAAACTTTGTTTATATTCTCGTCCAGCTCCGCGCAACCCAAAAGCTAAAAATCCTAATTGTGTTACAACAGCGGCTATAGAACTGCCTAAACTATCAGCTTTTGAATTAAGATCCTCAAAAGATTTTGAAACATTATTAGTATTATTATCTGCAATTGCAAAATTAGGAACATAACCACTAGCAAAACCCTTACGGCGCATCGCATTTTTTCTAGAACGTTTTGTAGGTTCGTCTTGTTTATTAAATACGCCAAGACCCATTGGGTTTGCACTGGTAAGTGCTTTTTCTTGTGCAAGGTAAATTTGGTTTGATGGAATACCAGCTGCGCGCTCGCGCTCTACAGCATCTTGTATTGCAGCAAAATTTGGAATGTAACCAGCAGCTTTATTTCTTGGATATTGTTGAGGATAAAGACCTCTTTTTTGAATTATTAATTGCTCTAATCTTTTTTTCAGTGCTGGATCTGCATTTGTTTTTAAATCACGATAACGTCCTTTATCTACCGTGAAATTTTTAGCTAATTCTGCTTCAGATAAACCCGCGCGAAGTTCGGAAAGTGCTTTTGACCTTACAATAGGTTGTGCATCACTTGTATCAAATTTTATACCCTGTGCTTTTGCCGTAGCCTCTTTTAATATTTTTTCTCTAAAACTATTTGCTGAATCATCACTTGTTGTAGCTTTAAAGTCAGCCAAAGTTTTACCTTGTATTCCAAATAATTGCTGAACCTTACTTAAACCAGCGCCCCCCCTAACGTCAAAATCTCCAAATCTTTTATCTCGATTTGCGGCTTCGTAATCTAATGAACTAGCGATTCCAACTTCAAAAGCTGAGCCAACAGCGCCTTGTAAAGCGCCAACTGCTCCAGGTATAATTTTAAAATTCTTTCTAATTTTTTCTACACTTGCCGTTAACCCTAATGGTTGTAATTGTGAAGTATAATCTGAAGCCGCTTTGATTACAGAATCTGTAACTGTTTTTTCTAATGGATCAGTTTTTTGACTTAAAGTCGGAAGAGGTGCGTTAGCCACATACTGTGGAAAAATAAAACCTTTAAAATTAGATTTTGCTGGAACTGTACCATCTGTTCCACGTGCACCATTTGGAGTTATAGCGGGTACCAAATAAGCAACCTGGGTGGAAATTTCATTAATAAATTTTTGTACAGCTTCTTGATTTAAATCTTTTTCTTTTGTTTTTTTTGCTGACGCAAAATTTGGAATAAATCCTTTAGCATAACTTGGTATAACAGCTGAATCTCCATTTGATCCAAATCCTGTAATTTCAACTTCACGATTATTTTTAATAAATTTTCTACCATCAATTGTACCTTTACTTAATTGTGCTGTTGGATTTTTTGCGCCTAATGCTGTAGCTAATAATTCTTCTCTAGCAAAGTCATCTTTTGCAAAATTTGGAATATAACCAGCAGCTTTTCCTGGTCGCCCGGTTGGAACAACTGGTACGCCACCAGAAACGCGAACACCCGCTTGTGCAACAAATGCTTTAGAAATTTGTGACGCAACTTGGGCTTGTTTTTGTAATTCCACAGTTTGTTTTTGCAAACTTGCTAATAATGTATTTGCAGCTTGATTTAATCCTTGTTCTCCTTGCAATGCTAATTGAAGAAGTTGTGGATTTTTTGCTAAAATTTGATTAATACTTTGCTGAAGATCTCTTTGTTGTGTTGCCGCAGTATTTAAACCAAGAAGTTGCTGAACACTTCCAGTTGCAAATTTGCCAAGATCTTTAAAAAGTTTAAGTAATACGCCACCAATTAAAGCTAATCCAGGCCCAGCTATAAATTGCCCAATACCATCAAGAATGCCTTTGCCAAGAACTGCTCCTACGCCTTGGCCATCCCCTTCGCTAAAACCTTCTAAAAGAGTATTTGTTCCACCAACTAAACGATCAATACTAGGTCCTAATAATCTTTCCCCCGCTGCTGCTGCAAGTTGTGTAGCATTTTGTTGTAACGCATTAATTTGAGCGGCATAAGTTTTATTTAATTCTTCATTTCTTTTAATTGCTTGATCTGTAGCGCCAGCAGCCACATTCAAAGCGCTATTATAAATAGAATACTCTTTACCTAAATCTGCTAATGCTGCTTTTAAAATGTTAATTTGAAAAACACCACCAACTTGTTCAGCAACATAAGCTTGTTGCTGTGTTCCTAAAGTATCATAAACTTTACCAAGATCAGTTAAAAGTTGGATTGTAGATTTTAATTGTCCACTACTATCAGTAGTGCTTATTCCTAAACTTTCTAAAAGATCAACAACTTTTTCACGTTGCAAACGAGTAAAAATTGTTTTAAACGAGTTACCAATAACCGCACCACCACGAGCAGTCGTTTGCTGTGCCGATGTAACAATTGCTATAAGTTCATTTAATGATACGCCAGATTGTGCTGCGCTACTACCAACACGACTAATAGCGTCAGCTAAGTCAGCAGAACTAACAGCAAAGGCAGCATCAACAGTTGCAAACTTATTAACAATTTCTGTTGCCGTAACAGCTTGGCTAGCAAAAGAGTTTACTGCCGCAGTAAGAGTTTCCACACTTTTTGCAGTATCTAACCCACTTAAACGTGAAAGAATAAGTGCTTCATTAGTTCTTTTTAAAGTTTCTTCGACACCAAGACCTTGACGAGAAAATTCTGTAGCTGCTGTCGCAACTTCTTTAAAGCTTTGACCAGTATTTTTTGCAATATCGAATAACCCAGCACCAAATTTTTGTAATTGTTGCTGCGAAACATTTAAAATTACATTAATATCTTGTAATGATTTTTGAACTTCTATTGTGGACTGCACCAAAGCTGTAAAAGCTCTTTCTACACCAAATATGATTCCAGCGCTTGCGCCGAAAGCGATAACGCGAGCATTAGAAGCATCTAATGACTTATTAAATTCATTAACTTGGCCAGTAATACGACCCAAAGGTTGATCACCTTTAGTTTTTAAATTAATTGAATAAACTTTATTAACTGTCTTTTGGATATCCCTATCCAATTGCCTTGTATTTCCTGCAATATCTAATGTAATAGCTGCCATGGTGTTTCCCTTAATCCTTTGGTATAGAATTAATTACACATTTTAACTATTTTCGCGCGCAGCAAAATAATCACTTTTTTCTAGCGTTCCACCTTTTTCTTCTGCAAGTTCTAGTAAACTTTTACCTTTTAATTTTTCCACTTTTACTCCAAGTTTGTCTAAATCTTCTTTTGTAGCCCCTACAGCACTCGATACCATGTTAGATCCATCTGTTTTTGATTTTTTATTACGAGATTTCGTTCCAGGATCTTTTGATTGATTATCTGTCCATTCAACAAATTTATCTGGATCACCCAAAATTTCGTCTGGAACCGGCTTATTATTTTCAGCATAACTACGAATCATATTTTTATACATTTTACCATATAACAGAACATCAATTTGATATTTTGTACAATGAACAGTTGGTTTACCCCAAAAACTATTTGCATCATCATTTAAATAAACTAAATTTTGAAAAAATCCACTCGCAGCTATTTTTCTAATATTATCATTATTGAATACCCTAGAATATTGCTCAAAACTGGTTTTTATTTTTTCTACATGCCCCTCTGTTAAATCATAATATTCATCTCTATTAGAGAATAGTCTTTCTGTAAAGTCTTGATTTTTATAAGTAAAGAATATCAGTAACTCTTCGGTTAATTTACTACTAGCATAATCTTCTAGAGTATATCCCACAATTTCCCTACGTTCTTTTGTATAGGTAATCAGAATAGCTTCATTCTGTTTAATTTGTTTTTCTATTTCAACTTTTTGAGAAGGATATAATAATTTATCGCGTGTTTTAAATAGATTTTGTACAGTCTTTTTTAAAAAATTAATTTTAGATTCTTTTTCTGAAGTCCACCAACCACCTTTTATTGCCTCTTCGACTTTTTCTTTTTCTAATTGTAATCCCTTTTTACGACCATCATTTATAAAGATATCGTAGTTACTATATGTAGAAAAATGTTCTGCTATAGTCGGATGTTTGAAATAAACAGTAGATTTTTCAATTATATCTGTTGAAAATCCACGGCATATTTCACTATAAATTCTACCATATTCAGAATTTTTATCCACATTATTCTGGTTTAATTTCTTCTATAATAGAAATAGTTTCTTCAGTTTTTACTTCTTCTATTTTAACTTCTTCTGATTTCTTAGATTCTTCTTTTTTTGTTTCTTCTGATTCTATTTTATTTTCTTTTAAGAAGCTTTTATCAAAGGCCGCAAAATCTTCATTTGTATCTACCCTACCTAAAAACCAAAGAGTAATTAAATAAGTGATCCTGCGAATTACGCCAAGTAAAAATTCATACTTATTATCCTCTTCTTCGAAGCTATCATATTGAAGCAATTTCTCTTCAAAGTTTTCTCCTTTAAAAATTGGTTTATAATTATCACCATCTTTTTCATAAGAGAGGTTCATAACCCACCAAAGAATAGTACGATTACGAGCTTTTGCTTCCGCAGTATTTTCAAAAATAGCAATCTGAGATGCTTCAAAATTTTGAATATCTTTACGAATATCATCAAGATCATTAATTAATTCATTAGAACGAAGTTTCTCAGCCTCTGTTCTTTCCGCTTCTCCTTTAATTAAAATAGTTTGTAATTCGAAAGAAAGGTCACGAAATTTTAAAAGAAGGTTTCCATACTGTTCACGTTCTTGTTCACTAATACTACCTCCACCATTTGAAAGAATAGTACCCCAAGCAGCTTTTGGCAAAACTCCTGCTTTGGCAAAACGTGATGTTTCAGCGGCATAAAAAAGTTCTCCATCTTCGCGTAAACGACGATTTGGTTTTAATAATGCAAATTTTTTAGTGACGGTTTCTTGTGAACCATCATCTTTTTTTATAAGATTCTTAGCATCAAATTCGTATAACCATTTATTCATATATTTATATTATTTTTCCTTTAGTTTAAAATCAAAATTATCTAATTCTTCTTCTATATTTCTGTAACAATTATTCCCATAATCAAGAACTCTTTTCCTCATTCTCTGGAATTCATCATCACTGATTTTATCTTGGCTTTTAAGATCTTCTAGAGAATATAAAAAACTTAAATATAGTTTCTTAACGTCTCTATAGACAAAACCTTTAACAAAATCATTTAAATCAATATTCATCCTTTACAAACCTTTCGCCTATTTTAGATTACACGGTATAAAAAAAACGGGCACTTTTAGTGCCCGTTTCTTAATTAAATAATTAATTAAAATTATTTGTGAGATCCAGAGATAAAGATACCTTTATCTACATCTTGAGGTCCGCCTAATTGAACTTCGTAAGTAGCTGTCATTGTAGCATTGTCTCCAATAGCGCTAGAGAAACTTTGTGAAACAAGTTTAGCACCCTTGAAAACATATGCAAGGGCAGTATCTTTGTTCGTTGCACATCCAGCTTCTTTCATTAAGATTGTAAATTCTTTTTCGGTTTCGCTACAAAGAAGATCCGCTAAGTTACCATCAGCAAGATCACCAACTTCAGCATTGACTTCAAGACTTGCTGTAACTGGAAAATCAATTTCACGAGAAAATGCAAAACGGTTTCCGAGTTTTTGAAGTGGCGTACGAGCCAGATCAAACGAAAGAGTAAAATCTTGAACTTTTAAATCTAAATTATCAAAACCTACAACTCCATTTGTAGGAATTGAGAAAAGAATATCTCCTGGCTGTAAAGCCGTTGGGATATCAGCTCCAGTAATTGATGTTGCGGCTGGTAATTTGAAGAATCTGCCAGTTAAGTTTGTGCCATCTACTGGATTAATAGCTGGAATTACAGCGTCACCTGTTACATTTCCATATACACGAACATTCAAACCTTCGATTTCAACATCTGCGGTTGGAATTTCTCCTACAGCAGCATTCACGCTATAAGAAGTCAAGAAACCATTTCCAACGCCAATTACACCACTTTTACTTCCAGCATATCCAGCAGCATCATTTCCTTCTTCAACGATAAGGAGATAGTAATTTTTTTCATCTGTAGCTTTTGTTAAAAGACCTGAAATACAAGAACGTAAAGCTGTAGAAGCTGTTCCTGTACCATAGACATTTAACCCAAGATTTTCTTCATTTTGACCATTTGTCAAATAATATGAAAAACTTGCTGTGACATCTGGGTTTTCAACTTCAATACGGTCAATAGCAGCCAAGTTTCCGAACTGGTTTACATCAGTAAAATTACGAGTAAAATCTTCGTCAAAACTTTGTACGCGAGAAAGTTGCTTAACATCATTTGCCCCAGTTTGCATACCAGTTGCGGTAATTTGACTTGCGTAAAGGGCCAACACATTGTAAATTGTTCTATTTCTTGCCATACTTATAATTACATTACATTTTTAAACTAGACACTGTTTTTTTAATAAATTCTGGGGGTTCTTACATCTGAAAGCTCAAAGTCTATAAGAGCCGCAACACATTTTTTATTAATTTTTGCATTATCAATTTCATCAAGTTTCGACACTGTTACACGGTCTATATAAACAAGACTAGATTGTGGTTGATTTTTACATAAATTAATATAATTAAATGAACTACCACTTTTAAAATCACCAAAATAATTAAATGGAAAATCATTTGGGCTTAATACTGGAAATACCTTTCTAGCACTATCGCTTAATATTGAAATTAAACCGTCAAGTGAAAAACTATTGGAAGCAAGTACAATACAACGAATCATTGTTTGTGTAGAGTCTTCACCACCAAAAGCAAAAGGAACATTTTCACCCATACGATGTTTTATAAAAATACATGGATATGGAGTATCTAAATATCCAAGTCCTCCAGTAATTTGGGTTATTTTTGGAGTAATATTATAAGCTTTCTCAAAAAGTAATTTCTCTTCACGTTCATCTGTATAATATATATTATATTCTTTAAAACTATAATTAGCTGTTATATTAGTTGAATTAATTCCGCTATTTAATATTGCACGACCTTTGTTAAAATCAATATTTAATCCGCTCACGCCACGTGCAATATAATTTCCGTTGATAAAGACCCCAGATGGTATATTCGTATTTGGCACGCTACTATCATAAACCCATTGACGAAATGGTGCACTATAAACAGAATTTGTTGGAAAATTTGGGTCTGGTGAGTTATAAAGTTTTCCACTATAATTTATAAATGCTTCCCCACGAGCCAACACTTCATGGTCTAACCATAAATAGAAACTGGACATTAAATTGTTAATATATGTAGCTTTCATTATACAGCCCCAATTCTTTTAAGAAATTTTGCGTACATTTCGCTGAAATATTTTACAGGACGAAATGTGCGATTCGAATAATTGTATTTACTTTGAATACCACCGCCAGAACGAGAACTCGTAAAACGTCCATACAAAAATGCCCCAAGTCCAGAAATACCACGCTCAACGTCTAATAACCAACTACGCCCACCTTCCCATGGTAAACGCGCAACAGCAGCAAATTCTTCTTTAGATGGAATATTAACTTTTATTTTAAAACTATTTCCACTTGTTTGTACATTACGATCTAGTAAAATTTTTTGAATTAAAGATTTAACAGGAGCGGTTGGATTCGCTCCACGATTAAAACCTAAAAAAGAAAATAAATTACCATATCCACCAAGCGTACCTGAAACATTTGACGCATTTTCTCCACCATCTAGTTCTTGAGTAACTGGATGAGATTCAAAATCCGCACGGAATAACGCTTTTTCTTTTTCAACTTCTTTTTGTACAATATCGCGTACCATTTTTTTAACAGCACGGCTATTAAAAATTTCTTCCTGTATACGTTTCTTATTAATTTTACCGGCCATTATTCACTCTCCTTAAAAAACATTGTATAAAAATCTATGTTAAAAAGTCCATGTGGACGATTCGTTCCCATTGATTGCACAGGGCGACCATCAATTTCAATTTTTTCCGCATCACTAATAAAATCTACAAAATCTTTTTTAGCTTTTATACGACAAATATTTCCACGAACCTCTTCACGAATTTCTGGCCACCCACCAATTTTTGAAGGGTCTTGCCACTGAATACGACAATCAAATTTACCACTTACTGGAATATAAGTAACTTCTAAAGATTCTTGATCATTATATAAAAAATTATAATTTGGATCACTAGAAACAACTACTCGTTCAGGTGTTTTCCAAACAGTTACAGGTCTAGCAAATGTATCATGAATATTATTAAATTCATTTGCCCATGATAATTTTTCAGCATTTGAAACAAGACTTGGCATATTAATTTAAAGTTCTTTGATAATCTTGAATTATATAATAAGACATTCCTTCAGTATCGTCGCCAGCAACTTGTTGAGGAATAGCTCCATATTTAAGATACATTTGAACATTTTTTTTAAGTTCCGTCTGACAATCTTGAGCTAATCCACGAAAGTTTTTAGAAATTTCATTTTTATTAATTTTCTTTATAGAACTATCACCTTCTCTTAAATCGGTCCAATCACTACCAATGGTAGTGGCACTTCTAGCCAAATTTTTAGATTGGTTTTTAAAATAATCACAATCAAAGATCATTTTATAAATAGCTAACTGATCATTTGATGGATTTGGAACTAAATCATATCCAGTTACAACCCCATGAGCATCTTTATAAGCAACGCCGGATATTTGTGTACCAATTAAATTATTTAATTTGCCAACATTGGCATTATCTAAAAACCATGCCGAAATTTTTGCAATAGTATAGTCTTCAGGCTCTCCTAAATCATTGTATACGCCATATACAAATTTTGTAAAATATTCTTGCTCCATGTATTATTTTACACAGAAAACAAGAACTATTACGCGCCTTCTCTTAATATCTTTTTAGCTTTAGAGTCTAAATCTTCAACAGATTTAACTTGTCCAGTAGCTACATTACTACCATATCTTGAGTTCCATTTTACAAATTCTTGAACCAAACGATCTGTAAGAACTTTACGATCTGGTGTTGGAATAAGGCCAATTTTATAAGCATGAGCTTGCAAATCAGTCATATTCATTTCGGCTAATTGTCCACGATACTGCTCGGAACTATTAGCTGTATAAATAGAAAGAGTTTCGCCTAAAATCTCATCCAAAGACGAAGGTTGTTTTTGATTTTGTTCTTCTTTGCCATGAATTTGTAACATGGTTTTCTTAGATGGACGACCTCTTTTCTTTTTAGTTTCATTATTCATCTTAAATATTATTACATTTAATATAAAAATAATCTAATTTTTTTACAAAAAAAGAGCCGCCCTTTCAGGCGGCTCTAATTTTTAAACTATTTGTTTAATTATACAATTAAACCAACAGCTGCACGAGCGTCAACAGCTACGCGACCTTCTTCTACGAAACTGTAGAAACCAACTTTTTGGCTACGAGCCAAGAATTGATCGTCAGGAAGAACTCTGACTTGGCCACGGCCTTCGCTTTGGATTGCGACTGGGCGCAAGAAAGCGTTACGGCTTGCATCAATACCGAGAATTAACTCATCGGTTGCGCTGGTGAATGTTGTTCCACCAGAAGCTCCGTAAGTATTGAATTGTGTCGAACCAGCAAAGGTATCGAACAAGTCATTGTATTTACGGCCTTCACCGAGTTCGAGTAATTCATGGATTGTTACACCGAAGATTTCGTTCGTACCAGCGGCACGATAGATATCTTCACGAACACTGTCAGGAAGAGCAACGTTACCAGCACTGGTTCCGCCACCACTTCTTGTGTTCATTGGGTTGTAAGCAAATGCACGAATTTGTTCTTTGACTTCTGGGCTTACGAAGATATCGGTTAAGCCACGGCTCTGAAGAGCTTGTGGCGTACCGCCTGTGTAAGCAGCATTAAGTCTGCGGACTAAAGTCCAAAGTTTATTCATGTCATCGAGTTGGAAAGTTCCAGCAGTACCAACACGGAAAACGTGTTTAGTGCTGTTTGTGGAAGCTTCTGCCAAGAGTTTGAGAATAACAGCCCAAGCATTACGTTCTTGTTTAACAAGAATTTCATTGGCCATACGTTCTAAACCAGCGGCAACAACGTCGAGACGTGCTCTACGAACATAACGCTTGTCCATACTGATAGCACTGTCAAGACGATAGGTATTAACCTTCATTTCTTGCATGCCTTGGACAAAGTTTGTTGGGAGACCGCCACCTACTGTTTGTGACCAAACGCTGATGTGGCCTTCATTAAGACCATAGTATAAGTCGAGAGGAATCGAAGGAGAATCATCTTCGTCAAATTCTACGTCACGATAAATCATACTGGCAGTACCAGCTTGTAAGAGAACTTGCTGAACAACTTCACTAATGAAAGCAGCAAAAGCTTCTTGAGCTTCTACAGCTACAGTTTTGTTGTCCGAAGCAAGGGCCTTGATAAGCTCGATTTGCTCAGGATTTTTGTCGAATTGAATTTTCATATTTTTATAATTTCTTTCTAATTGATTAGAGTTCTACCTTGAGTAAAGCATATCCTTCGTCGTTTTTAGGTCCGAGGAATTTACCAACTGTTGCGCTGCCATAGGCAACTACTTTAAGGTCTCCACCACCAGCATCAGAAACGGCTGCGCCGCTACCGAATCCTGGAGTGCCAACAATACCGTTAACAAGAACAAGGCCCTTTGTAAGAATTGGGCATGCTTGACCACTGATGATGACATCCATCTCAGCTGCCTTGCGTGGGTTGAATTTTAATTGTTCACCGTTCTCGTCTACTTGGCGAACATCTTTCAAGAGTAATCCAACGATTTGGCCTTGAGTTGCACCGGAAGCGGCTGGGCTAACGGTCCAAGGAACATTGAATTCTGCCGAAAGAGTGTTGCTGTATGGCGAGAGGTTGTCTAAATCGAGAGCATCTTTTAAATTAACTCCAACACTATCAGCTGTAACAACGGTACCTTTATTGGCTGTTGCTGCATTGACGGCGAAGAGGTTAATTACATCATGCTCATCGTAATCTCTAAATGGTTTTAAATTTGCCATAATTTTTCTTTCTATTTGTTATTTGATTTTTACGCTATTTTTGTTGAAAGCAGCACTGATCTTCTCAACCAGTGTTGCTTCTTGAGGAGAGGAAGCGTTTGGAAGGACTTCTTCCTTTACCTCTGCACTCGAAATTACTTCTTCTACTGTTTTTTCTTCGCTAGCTACGACTTCAGAAGGTTCGGAAGCTTTTTCTTCTTTCATTTCTTCTTTTTCTTCTTCTTTTTTCATTTCAGCTTTAGCCATTTTCTTTTTAGCGGCTGCGAATGTAGAGAACTTCTTGTACCATTTTTCGAATTGTTCATCATTCTCAATGGCGTTTAAATCTTCTGCGATGATACTACGATCTTCATCAGTAAGATCGAATTCTTCGTCAAGCAAGGCCATACGGCGTTGGAAATTGGCTTCAATTTCTTTTGCTTTGAGATCTTCTTGAATCTTTGTGAATTCTTCTTTTACTTTTTCACTATCAGCTTTGATTGCTTCGAGATCTGTTTTCAATGTTGAAATTTGATCTTCAGCAGCTTTGAGTGCTGTTTCTTTTTCTTCAACTTTTGATTTCCACTCTTGAGCAAGTTCTGCAATACGATTCGAAATAAATTCACGAACAGCACTAGCAGCAACTTCCTTGATGGAATCGTCCGTAATATCATCAATATTTTTTAGTTGCATATTATTTTTTACATTATTATTTTCTTCTTGGACACTTTTTTTATTCATTTTAATTTCAGAAGACTCTACTTCGTTTTCTTCTTCGTCATCCTCTTCTTCAATTTCTTCATAGTCTTCACTACCACATTTGGGGCAAACTTCAGCTTCAGATCCTTTATAACCGCATTTAGCACATACATATTTTTCTTCTTCGGCTTTTACAGTTTCTTCTGTTTGTGGTTTATCATAAGAAATAACAACACCACTAACTTCAGCGGCAGGGGTATTTGTAAAGCCAATTCCTAAAGGAAGAACATTTCCTTGAAGATTTAAAAGAACAATTTCCCCATCTTCCGTATATCCATTCCCACCAAATACTTTAAGACGATCTTTTAATTCTACAATTTCATCTTCTTTTTCTATAATAGTTGCATCAGCTAAATTCTTATTTCCTTTCGCAACATTAAATTCATTAAATCCGAGTTCCCAGCTTGCACTAACTGAAAGATATTTATTGGAAGATGGATCACTACTCTCAACCAGTTCAGACGCAAATTCTGGATTTACAATTTTCCATACATAACCAGAAAGAACAACATTAAATGGATCTTTCATGGCTTTAACTTCTTCAAGAGTTAAAGGCTTACTGCTACCAAATTCACTAAATCCATATCCAGTACAAACACCAACAACAACTTTACGATTATGTTCGATATTAAATGGCTTATTTATAAAATTTTCGACCATTGCTAATGCAACATCAGTGCTAATTATATGGCCATTTTTATTTCCACGATTAACAACAAAAGCATCAAAAGCAACTCCCATTAAATCACGATTAACATCAAGATCAACATTTTGTGGAAGATATTGTTTTAATTGATCAATTGAGGCCACGGCCAAATATTTATCTTCATCAAAAGGAACCATTGCCTGCACAATAATTCCATCGAACTTAATTGAATATTTAAAATCTTTCATTGCATCCATTTGTAAATTTACACTTTCTTCTTTTAAGAGGGCAACATTTTTAAGTTTGTTTCCGATAACAATTTTATCATTTTCAAATTTATTAATTTCCATAGCGCATAATGAAATTGGTCTTGTGAATGAAATTGAAATATCTGATAAATCAAATCCTGTTTGTGGATCAATATTATTAATGGAAATATCTTCGTATGTTGGCATTTTGTTTATTATAAATATATTACACTAATTTTTATAATTTTATTATAAATAAGCTGCTTGAAAATGCATCCAATCAAAGTTACGCGCGCGACCTAAACTTGTCCAACCTTCAGCTTCTACAATTTTCCAAAAATCGTTGTAAATTGGTTTCCCAAAATTAGCCTTATCTTTCCCCATTTTTAATTGGTTATTATCTGGATCTAAATCAACAGCTGCACCCCACGAATGAATTGACCAAGAGGACCCACCTCTTTTTCTTCTAACATTTACACACCCACCAAATAAATCTAATTTTAATTTAGAAATTTCTTTTTCACCATATGTTTTTAATGTATTTTCAAATATAGTATATAAAGATTTAGCAACTTTTTCATGACATGAGATTTTACTTAATGTGGTTGTTGGTGACCATGCTAGTTTTAATTTATAGGGGACTTCTAATTTCGTTATATTTTCACCCACTGGTCCATAAAAATTTACCATACTATTATAATCTTGTTTTGGCCACTTCTGAGAAAGAGGTGTATTCGTAGAAATATTTGTAATAAATTTCCAAGTTTTCGGTCCAACGACTCCATCTGGTTTTAAACCATTTTTAATTTGAAATTTTAAAGTTTCTCTTTCAGTTGCGGGTCCAAAAGCCCCATCTACATATGGAATTTTATAACCAGCACTTTGTAAAAACAATTGCCATTGTTTAACTTCTTCGCTAACATCACCTTTTTGCAAAACTTTCATACTATTTAATTTCTTGATCAAATACCCATTCTATTGGTGCATATGATGGATCATTTTTAAATTTTTCTGCATATAAAATAGTTTGTTCCTCTATAATTTTTTCTTCTCTTTGTTCGGATGTTAAAATAGAATCTAAATTTGTATTCGAAGAGCTACCATATTTAAAATCAATAGCTGCTTGAACGCCAATATAAGATGCAACAATAATAGCTACGATCTCAATTGTTTTTGTAAAAATCGTTACATAGCCAGCAATTAATTCATTACGACTTGGCAATAAAAAAAGAATTGCAACAGATAATAAATAAAATCCCAATAAACCAATAAATGAAGAGAACGCTAAAAAGAATTTTTTAGATTTAAAATGGTTTTCATTTCTCATCGAATTCTGTAATTCGATTGGCGTATTGGGTGGGACTTTATTTGAACTTAAAAAAGCCGCTGCATTACTAGCAATATTTTTTATATTATTCCACATTATAAAAATAACCATACTAATGCACCAAATAATCCAGCCCCGCCAATTGGTACGAGTAAGTTATATGGCGGGGGAACAAAACCCATAATTTGTAATCCCAATAATACACCACCAGCAGCAGCTATTAATGCGGCAATCCATTTTAAACGATGATAACGTTTAATTGCATCGGTATATTTCTTAAGCCATTTTTGAGCTTCTGCTTGTTGTACTACGCCCCATTCTTTCAAAGTATCAATATCTTTATTTAGCTTTTCAATTTGTATGAATCCATTTTTAACATTAATATTCGCTTCGTTTAAATTTTGTTTTAATTTTATATTTTCGTCTTTGGCAATTTTTAATTCGGATTGTAATTCTTTAACAATTTGTTTTGCGTCCTGAATTGGGGTTTTTGATTTGTCTATTAAAACCGGAGTTGGTTTTGGGGTGGCTTTAGGTTTTGATTTCCAGAATTGACCGAAGCCCGTAACAGGCAAAACTAATAATATAATTAATAATAATTTTTTCATTTAATTGGTTCCTTTATTAATTTTGAATTTGATTGCTCAATTTGTTCTAATAGTTTTTCAAGACGCTCGGCAAGACTTAAAGCTTTATCAACTTTATCTCCCACAACTGTATTTGATTCACCAGCTTTATCAAGCTCTGTTTTAGTTTTTTCTAATGATTCAATAACTTGTTCAGTTTTTGCAATTGGAGGTCCAGATTTTTTGTGCTCTGGATTAAAACAGGCACATCCAGTAATAAACGATGCTAATATTAAAAAATATCTCATAACTATATTATACACACATTTATTTTTATAAAAATAAATTATAAATCAATTTCTCCTAATTCACCAATTTCATCTATTAAAAGATCGTAAAGTTCTTCAAATTGCATAGTAGGAGTTGGCGAAGGGCTTGGCGAAGGACTTGGTGAAGGGCTTGGCGTAGGACTTGGCGAAGGGCTTGGCGAAGGGCCACAACCAACAGTCCAGCAAACATTAATATTGTAAGCAATGTTCCCCGCCCAATTGTCCTTAACACCTACAGATACTTGAGTATTAGCTGGAAAACAATTTTCATAAACAAAACTATGAGCACCATTTTTAGTACCTGGCTGGCCATTTAAAGGACAACATGTTGGATCATATACTTGCCCATTAATTATAATATCATCATCAACATCTCCAATCATTTTTAATTTTGCGGTTTGACCAAATGGGTTTGTTGTAATAAATGAAGTCTGAATAGTAAAATCCACAGCCCCAATAGGAACTCCACATGCGTATTGATAATTAGCGAAAAATTGCGTAGCAGTCTGTGAAATCGCTGTAGTTTTAGGTATGCAATCAAAAGGATTTGGCGGTAGCCCGCATTTGCAATCTGCACATTTTGCACATGTTCCATCACATGTAGAACAATTTCTAGATATACTAATCCTTGGAATCCCTAAAGAATCATTAAAACTAGTAGGTAATGTTTTCTTTACCCATGTAAAACCAAAATCTTTTGATTGATAAAAATAATTTGTATATTCTACTGTTGCTACCAATATGCTTCCTTGTGCATTCATAGAAAGATCTGACCATTTTTCCAAAATTGTTCCAGGAGTCCATGTTACTCCAGAGTCTCGTGATATATATATATAATCTCCAGAATTATTTAAGCTATGGCACGCACCCGCCAATAAACTACCATCACAATTAGTAGCGACACTTTTCCAAAATTTTACAGGTCCACGCGTCGAAAATGTTTGACCATAATTATGCGATACATATATATTTAAAGCCGGACCAGCTACGACCACATGTTTACCATTACAACTTATTCCAACCTTCTCACCATATTTTGCAGTAGTTGCCAATACTGTTTGCCAAGTGGAAGCAAAATCTCTTGATAGGTATATTCTAGGGTCATTGTTTTGATCGCGAGCGGCTACTATATATTGTCCATTTCTATTCATTGCCATTTCACGAATCGAAGTATCTTTAGTAAAATTGTTAATACCATCCATATTTGTTTTTAATGACCAATTCAATCCAAAATCCTGAGAAGATAACCAACCATATGGTGGAGGAACTTGACCATAAGTTCTTGGCCCTAAGATTTGAATAGCTCCATTACTACTCATTGCCGCTGATTCCCAAGACCTTCCAAATACAAAAGGATGTGATAAACGTGACCATGTAACTCCAGAATTTATAGATGTCAATGCATTTTCGGAAGATCCAAATATTGGTTGACAAGGAATAAGTTGATATTTACCATCAAAACTGATTGCTGGACGGCCAGCCCAAATTCTATTATCATAAGTTTTTTGCCAAGTATTTCCCGCATCACGCGATACATAAATTTGCCCCCCATAACCAGCAATTGTTTGAACCAAACCATCGGGAACATCACAATTACTTAAGTCAGGAAAAGAACTAGAAGAACTAGAAGAACTAGAAGAGCTACTTGAAGAAGTTACATTCTGAAAACATGGTAATATATTTTGCTCATTTTCAAAAGTAATTCCATTAAGATAATTTTGACCACTAACAAATCCAGCAAACCAATAATTACCGCTATTAATAGTCCAATTTCTTGAATTATTTTGAGCCGTATAAAAATTAACATAGTCAAAATTTTGAGTAACAAATTCTGGACTATTTTTAATAAATTTATTTTGTGTAATATTAAATGGTCGCCATGGCGCCAATCCAAGTTTATCAGCTATAATATCAATTCTACAAAAAAATCCTAAATTAACATTTCCAGCAAAGGCAATTCCAACAATTTTAAAAACCCCATCAAAATCGCCGATAACTACAGATCCACTATCGCCAGCAGCAATTGGGTAGGCAGTTCCAAAAACAGATTCTGAGCGAAAACCAATAACATTATAGTAATCTACTATATTACCACCAAAATTTACCTGTGTATTAACAGGAAATAGAACTGGAATTAATCTACAATTTATAGTTCCTTTTGGTCCAGTAGTTCTTCCAAAACTGTAAAGTGGTATATTATTAGTGGCTATTGAGTTAATTTCAACAGAAGACGCAAATTCAAATGGGAAAGGGTATTCAAGGCCCAACTGTTTGAATGATTCGGTATTGCTAATAAAATTAGTACCATTTGGACTACATTTTCTTATTGTAAATGTTGCAGCATCGATATAATTTTCATCGAAGTAGCCCGTTTTAATCGGGAAATATTTATGTACATATCCAACAATATCATTCGGTATATTTATAGGACTACCCTCTGTAAACTGAACGACCCGCTTATTGATTACATTGTAACGATTTTGAGGTAATTCAAGTTCAGATACAGATTCTGGTATTATACATTGTGGTACACCAACAGCAACGTGAGCATTTGTCAATCCTACTAGTGATTGCGTTCCAGTATCAATACAAATAAGTCCCAATGTTCCAACCCATTCAAATGGATCTACAGAAATAACTATACCGCCTTTTAATGGGCGTTGTCTTGAACGATGGGCTAAGATTTCAGGACTTGCAGATGTTTCATCCCAATAAAAACATGCAAGTGCTTTTATATCCGGAACTTCAATAACATCAGTTTTATAAATTTGTCCATTTATATCAATAGTTTTAGGAACAATATATTGATTATTTAATTCATTTAATGGTATTTTTTTTTCTACGCCAAATACAATAGCGTACTCATCTGTTTCAATACCATTTATAATTTTCTTTCCAAAAGAAGTCATTATAATACTATCTGGAGTATTTTTGTATAAATTTTTAATTTCAGAAGTTAAGTTTGTATCAAAATTATTCATATTTTCCTGTTAAAGATTGGTAAAGTGCAAAAATATTGCTTAAATTTACACTTGACGAGGATGAAGAGGAGGGAATATCTGGAATGCCTAAATATTTTCTATTTATTGCTATACCACCTATTTCCTTAGAACCTAAATTAAAGGATTTCGTAACCCATGCAGATCCATAATCGTTAGAAATATAAATTAGTTTATTAGCATATGCAATTATATTTTTTCCATTACCATCAATAACCACATGTCTCCAAAACGTAGGGTTCGTATCTATTGCTTTTTGCCATGTATTACCAAAATCACGAGATATATAAAGATTATCTAGATACGCACCGACGACAATAGTTCTTCCATCACTACTCATATCTAAACAAGTAATACCATTTATAACAGGCGTACTCAATTGTGTAAAAGTATTTAATGTTTTTGTTGATCCATATAAACCCGCATCAACTCCAGCTAGAAGCTGAAGAGATCCGTCCTTATTTAAGACAACTCTAGAAGGAATTATAAATTGTGAAGATTTTTGCACCCAAGAAACTCCAGAATCAATCGAGAAGTACATACCTAACCCATCTTTTGCTGCGGCTAAAGCAAAACTACCATCATCACTAATATCAATACCTCTCCATGGTAAATCTGGACCTCTTGGTGTCCATGTTTGACCATAATTATTTGAAACAAATATAAAACCAATGTTACTATAAAATCTATCTGTATGAGCAACTTGATTTTGTCCATTACTAGTCATCGAAACAAAATTCCAATTTCCTGGAAGTGATTGAGTAACTCCCGAAAAAGATAACCCAGAATTATTTGATACAAATAAAGTAGATTCATTAGATTCTCTGGCTCCAAATTGAGCAGCTGTTATATATTTACCATCACTACTCATACTTATACTCTCCCAAGTTCCAACTGTATTAGGAACTTCTTGCCATGTATTGCCATAATCTTTAGAAAGATAAATACTGCCGCCATATACAGAAACTGCTTGAAATTGACCGTCTTCAATAATTCCATCACCTATTAACGAAGAACTGCTCGATGAAGAACTGCTCGATGAAGAACTGCTCGATGAAGAACTGCTCGATGAAGAACTGCTCGATGAAGAACTGCTAGAAGTTTCTAAGCCCCCATCAAAAAAACTCCATCCTCTTGACTGTAAAGTTTGTCTTGCTGCTTGTCCTTCTAAATTATATTTTGATCTACCACCCCCAAAAAGTATGAGCGGTGAATATGTTTTTGGAAAATAAAAAGCAAGATTAATAAGTAAATTACTGTAAGATGATGTATTTAAAGTCATATGATCTACAGTATTTAATCCAAAACAAGCTGAAAAACTTGTTACATTTTGATTTCTATCAAAAAGATTTCTTGGTACTGATGTTATTAAAGGGCAATTATTAAACGCACGTTCAAAAGATGTAACTAAAGGATTATTATCAAAAAGTCCTTGTGGAATAGATGTTAATAATGTACATTGATTAAAAATATCTGTAAAATTAGTTACTTTTGTATTATTTGAAAATAATGTTGATGGTATAGATGTAATTGATGTTAGTGAAAAACAGGCTTGAAAGTTTGTTACTTGAATATTTTTTTGAAAAAGATTTGCCGGTATTGATGTTAATAACGCGCATTGTTGAAAACATCTACTAAAATCTATTACTTGTTCATTATTAGCAAAAAGATTTTCTGGTAAAAAAGTTAAAGAACTACATCCTATAAAAGTATTACTAAAACTATTCAATCCAAAGATTTTTGGTATAATTGAGGTTGTTTTTACTACTGAATTTATAAATACATTTCCTAACGCAATATTTCCGTTAGAAGTAAAAGATCCGTTAATTTTAATAGTATAATTACCAGGATTTACATAACTATGGTTTTTTGAACCAGTTGTGGTAAATATCTCCACGATACCATCACCCCAATCAATGGTAATCAATGGATTATTTCCATTTAATGTAATACTATAATTTTGATTATTAGTTGTTGTTTGTATTCCAATATCCCAGGTAGGTAAAATACTTGAAGAAGATGAACTATAAGTAGTATTATAAGTTATATTATTAAAATATAGCCCATAATTATTTCTATCAATTGATAAAACATTAGAAAGATTTGTTCTAATACCTATACCTTTAAAATCTGGAAGCTCAATATTTTTTGAATTAAGAATAAGCGCCGTTCCTGGATTTTCTTCTGTATTTGGAGCGCCAATAACCAAAACCTCTCCGCCACTATTCATTTGCACGCCTTCTCCAAACCCTAAATATTTATTATTATTAATTTTTTGTTTTAATGACCATCCAATGTTTGGATTCCCAGAGTAAACTGAAACAGTTCCATAGCCTGATTCGTTCGGACTGCTAATCGCTATAATATTTCCACTATCATTTATATTTAAACTCCTACCAAAATAAGCATTAGGATTATTTTCTATTAAAATTTGCTTTAAATCCCAACTATTTTGATAACTGCCTGTGTATATATATGTTCTACCAGCAGAAACAGTTCCATCTTCGCTATATGTTGGAGACCCAACAGCTAGGACGCTTCCATCAAAATTTGAAGATAAACTCCATCCAAATGAGCCTGGGAAAAAAGTATCTCCGTATAATTTTTGCTTAAAACCCCATAAATTATTTATTCCAGTATAAACATGTACAGACCCAATATTTAAATTATTATTATTAATATCTAATAATTCACTAACAAATAAAACCTTGCGATCTTTACTACAATTTACAGCCCACCCAAAAAATTGATTAATAGTACTGCCATTAATTTTTTGTCTTAAAATTAAATCATTATTACTATCTCCAGTATATATATAAATACTGCCCAAAACATCACCAACGTTATTAATATCAGAATTAGCCCCAACTACTAACATATGCCCACTAGCATCTATATAAATACTATTCCCAAAATTACTATCTGGTTTATTATTCGTGATTGTTTGTTTTAAATTCCATCCATTAAATTTATTTCCTGTATATATTGAAATTTTCGCATCTCTTGGCTCTGTAGTAAAAATTGTATTTGCATTATTATTTATTTGACTAATACTTAATTGATTAAAAGCTTTTGATCCTGTTATTTTTTGTTTAAATGAATAATTTCCACTACTCACTCCAGTATAAATAAGTATTGCTCCAGCTTGAGTTCCTGCAAAATTATCATAAGGACTACCTATTGCAATCACATCTCCAGCGCTATTTATTGAAACATGAAAACCAAATAAATCTGGTATATTAGAATTGTTTAAAATTTGTTGTAAATTATAATTATTAGAGAAGTTATAAGTTTCTACCCCTGTTATGAAACTTGAATAAATAACATTATCTGTATTATAACGTCTTGTCTCAAAAAGAAATCCAGTTACTCTATTTGTTAATCTATAATTAAAAGCTTGATTAAATGCAGTTCCTGTAATTGTTTGATTTAAAGTTCCGCCAAAATGACTTGAGCTACGAGAAAATCTTAAAGCATCTAAAGTTAAAGATTGGTGTATTAAATTAATTAGCCCATTATTAATACCACTTCCAGTGATAAAACTTATGGTTCTATTTCCATCATTCCATGAATAATTTGCATCAATAGCAAACCAATCTCCAGATTGTTTAAATAAATCTGGATTTAATAAAAATGTACAAATATGTTCACTAAATGCTCCACTAGGACCAACCATAAAAAATGCTTGATTACCAATACTTTGTCGTCCATTTTGAGTTGAGTTACTAATATCTCTAAGAGAATTTGCGCCACTAATAAAATTCCAATTTCCAAAGCCTGCGCGTCCAGAACCACCTGTCCAATTTAATGATGTGTATAAATTTCCACTTTCTATTTTACTATATATAGAATTAATACATTCAAATTGTGGGCAATCAAATGGACCAGAACCACCTTTAAAAAATAAAGATTGTGATGATAAACAATTTGGAATTTGTACGTTACAATTAGGATTATAATTTAAAGCAATATAAATTTGAGGGCTTGTTTCTCCATATTTAAATTGATATGAATATTTTGTTTCATTAGGAACAGCTCCTTGTGTGATAGTCCATTGGTTTAATGGTGGATTTAATCCGGTTGGAGTTGCAAACGTGTGCGTAAATAAATCAATACCGGCAATAATTTCTTTTGAAAAAGATGATAATTCGTATTTATAAATTGCAACTGTGGCTGGTGTGGATAAATTTTTATATGATGTTGCCATAATATTATCCCCTAACTGGTTAATATTAACCGCAACCCCAAAATCTGCTTCATTTATGTTATCACTGAAAAATTTTTTATCTAGTTTCCACCCTAAATCTTTATTGCCACTATATAAAAATATAGCACCATTCCCTACTTCATTATTTTTAGGCGAGCCAATTAAAATGATTGTTCCGTTATCATTTAAACTCAAACTGCTACCAAAACGATCTTGATTATTATTTCCTGTAATTTTTTGTTTTAATACCCAGTTATTATTAGCATTTCCAGTATAAATATAAACAATTCCAGTAGAATGAGAATTTCCACCTACTGCAATTACATTCCCATTATTACTAATTGAGGGAGTTCCAAAAACTCCACTTCTCGTATCTCCCGTAATTCTTTGTTTTAATTTCCAACCATTAAATTGATTCCCAGTATAAATAAATACAGCTCCAACATTATTTAATTGTGGATCATATGGTAAGCCCATACCGTTACTTTCTGGAGCGCTAACTATGATTACGCTACCATCACCATTTAATTTTACTTGTGAACCAAAAGCACTATAATATTGTTCACCAGTCAGGGTTTGTTTTAATCCCCATGGGTTTACTTTATTTCCAGTATATATATCTACACCTTCGCTATTTCCTGGATTTCGACAACTTGCTATAATAAATCCATTATTACTAATATCTATATTATTACCTAAAGATTGTGATGATATTAAATCTCCAGTAATTAATTGTTTAAATAAAAATTTATTATTTTGTTTTTGGTAAATAAAAAGTCCACCAGGCCATGGCCCTGTTCCTTGACCAGCTTTAATTAAATATGGTGATCCAACTACTATTGTATCACCATCATAATTTATACAAGCAGTTCTTGCAAAAGACCTTGGCCAAAATTCTGTTGATATATTTTGATTTGTAGTCCAACATGCATTTACATTATATGAAATATTACCACCATGATTATCTTTTACTCCTATTGAAATACTAGTATTGGGTGGAAAGGAATTTGTATATATAAAATTGTGTGGTCCATTTAATTGCGTATTATTTATTAAACAACATGCGGGATCATATGCTTGCCCGTTAATTAATATATCATCATCAACATTACCACTGATTCTTAGAGTAGCTTGTTGATTAAATGGATTAGTTGTAATAAATCCACTAACCGTTGCTTCTCCTATCTGACTACGTCCACATAAAAATTGATAATTAGCACAATATGTGTTAGAATTAACATAAACATTATTTAATATTTTATGTTGACAATCGAATGATAAAGATGGTAATGATCCACTATCAAAAAAATTTATATTCGTATTTATTCCTGACAATATCTGACTTAAAACCCAATTATTTGTACTAGAATTATACATATAGATATCTACAAATCCAGAATCTCCACTTACAGAAGCATCTTCATTTGCCATAATTAAAATAGATCCATCTATATTACTATCAATATTCCCACCCCAAAAATTTACATCAGATCGAGTAATTTTTTGTTGTAAAATAGGATCTATAGAAGAATATCCAGTTTTTATCACAGATGTACTTGGAAATCTAAAAATTCCTGTTCTTCTATCACCCCATGGCTCAACAAGATTACCAATAGGAGCCGGAGACAAAACAGTTTTTCCTCCACTAACGTAAATTAAATAATTAAAATCTGGTTGCCCATCAACAGATCTCCAAACGTTAATTCTTGGTCTATCATTTATATTCGAAGATCCAGGTGGATTAAAATCCATTACTAATACATTATTAAAATCCCAAGTTAATGTTGGATATATAATAGAAGGATCTCCAGTGACTCTGGTTGATACAATACCAGCTTGCGCTGCCCATTGACCAAACATTACACAAGATCTCCGTATAAAATATAATTAGTAGTAGTACCCTGTCGTAAAATAGAAGCAACGGCATATTGACCAGCAAGACTATAAAAATTAAGTCTATTTCTCAATGTACCAACATTTCCACCACTAATAGTAACACTACCAGGACCCATTTGCACAATTGTTGTATTAAAACCTTTTGATAATGGTACTTCATCAGCATTTAAAATTCCAGTCACTGAATTTGCGCTAATAACATGTACAACTTGACCATTGTAATCTTCTGTAATATTAAAATTAGACGTTACAGAATTAACATTGTCAACATTATTTGTAATAATTTTTTCCCAGACTCCAGGGCCTTGATTTAAATATAAATTTTGATTATTCGTAACGTAAGCAATTAATCCAGGATAAACATTCGGTATAGTTGATAAATCTTGTAATGTCGAACAAACCGTTCTTCCATCTAATGGAACTTTTCCTGCTAAATCAAAATTTCCTGCTAAAGGTATGCCCATAAATTTCTCCTTATATAAATGTAAATCTAAAATTAAATGATTGTCCAGCTAAAACAGTTAATAATAAAGTAGATCTATAAACTCTAAAAGTTAATGTTTTTCCATTTCCATATGTTATAGTAAATGGCGCTGATTGAACAGTAAAATTAGTTATATTTTCAGTATTGGACCCAAGATCAAAAATACTAGATAATGTATTACCCCAAGCAGTAATATCATCTTTGGTTTCATTTGGATAAATAAAATAAATATATTGACCAACAGGCGCAAAAAGATGAGTCGCTGATGAGGGTTTAAATGTGGGCACCGAACTAGAGAATAAATTTAAATTAGCTGGGCTAATTGTTTCTAATGAACTTAGTCCATAATAATAACGTGGCTGAAAAAATAATGTTTGATTAGATCTAAGAGTTTTAGGACTACCATTATCATTGACATTTACTCTTATATTTAAACCTGTAGTATTAACATTTAAAGTTGCGCCTAAATTAAGTGGTGGACTGGTATAATTTCCAAATTGTGGAGATGTTGGGCTTGTAATAGGAGTTTCACCTCTAAAATACTGCATATTAGTAATTGTATTATTTGGTTCACTATTTTGAATTAAAGTACTATTGAAACCTATAGATGTTGTATTTGTGCCATAATCTTGAATAGGAAAAGAATTTAAAGTTAATGTCGCAGATACAAATGGAAAAAACATATTATTTAAAAAACCAGAAACTGTTGTGCCGCCAAAGTTTTGGCCAACACTTGGAACTCTTGTTATTCCTCTATTCCCATTAAATGGATCCATTAAATTTGTTAAATTAGACAATGAATCACCTTGCAATAAAACTCCAGAACCATTTACGGTAGGCCTATTTTCTACTTCTAAATAACCAATTTGTAATCTTTCTTTATTCATATAATTATTAAAATAATATACTTACAAGGGAATTCCTTTTCGGAATCCCACTTGCGGATTCCCCCAGGGGTTTCTCCGCTCATGGGAACGTTGGCGGACCCATTGTTCCCTTGTAAATATACTATTTTACCAGTGTTTAAATTCATAAACTGTTCCATTTTCTCCTTTACTAATCAGTATTACACGCTCTTTTTGTATAAAATTATAATTAGCACCAGTTAGTGATAAAATAAGTTGTTCATTTGGGTCCACGCAATTAATTATGCATGGAGTATTATCTCCAGCAAAATTAAAACGTAAATTCATGCAAGTTCCTTGGACAAAAGGAAAACTCGTTGGTGTTCTAAAATTAAGATATCTTATTCCACCGCCAGGCGGAACATTTATATCATAAAATGTTTCTAATCTTCTCGTTTTTGGTCGTATTATTGGCGCAGTATGTACACTGACTGCGGCAGGAGCTAAAACTATATATACATAACCATTCCCAATTGTACTGTTATAGCGAATTTTTTGTATTGCTTTTCCAGAATAATCTGGGTGGTTACCTGAAAATCGAAAATAATTTCTTGAATTATTAAACCCCTCTTCGTGAGTTACTAATATTCCTGGATTTACTTTTAAAGTTCTAACAGTACCTGTTCCCTCTGGTGGCGAACCAAAACCAATATTTATAATATCATTATTTTTTAAATTTAATCCAGATGGAATATTTTGTATTTGAGCAATTTGTTTAAGATATTGTTTTTCTAGATAAGGAGGCTCTATAGTAAAATGATAATTTCCAATACTGCCAGTACCATCTTCATTATATAATAAAACTCCAGTTCCATTTACTGTTGGTCTCGTACTAAAATTTTTAAGACCACTAATATTTTGATTCCCAGTAGTAAAAACTAAAAACCCAGTTTCTATATTTATAGGATAAAATGAGGATAAGTTTATCATAAAAAAGATTTACACTTATATAAAAGTGTTTGTTTCTGGATTAAATGTTTTATATCGTAAATCTGGATTATAACCAGTTATAAAAATTATAGGTTCTACATATGTTACACCAGTAGTTTGACCATATTCATCAGCTAGAAAACGTGGTATCGCAGGAATAGGCTCTCCAGACATATATATTTTATATGTATAACCATTTATTTGATAACTTTCTGGATCTATAAATAATGTGCAATTTCTCATATTAAACTACTTTACTTATAAACATGAAAGGTATATTACCATATGGTCCAGTATAAACCGGATACCCCCATGTTTGATTTGGTTGTCCTGGTAAAACTCTTAACGCGCCAACATGTAAAAAATCTGCACAAACATACAACTGTCCAGTTATTCTAAAAGTTGTAAATCCTGCGCATGTAGCTTCTCCATTAAATGTTGTACCAATTGGCCCTTGTGCGAAAGCCGCTAAAACAAAAGGTCTTGATGAACTATATGGTAATTCATTTCCATTTACATCAAGACCCACGTCTAAAAGAGGATTATTTTGTGATTGACCATCAGAAATTGCTCCAGTCCAAGATCTTAACCTTGCTCTTAAAAAATCTGTAGCGTCTGTTAAATTATATGAAGAATATCTTAAATCTACATTATAAATACCAGTTTGATTAAAATAAATATTTTTATTACCAGTATTATACGTAATAGTTTTTGATACATCTGGTGTAGAACCCAAGGCAACTAATCCAGTGTTATACCATTCTACATTATTCCACATGATTTTATAATTTGATACGTCATTACTGTCAAATAATTGACTATTATTTCCTCTCTGAATATTTAAAAATAATAAAGGAATAACATTTGAGGGCGGACCAGCTGGGCCAATTAAATTAACGGCTTGAGTTGGATTCCAACTGTTGTTGAGTCTTGGTCCAAAAAGTTTATATGTAGAAGTATTTATATAAAAATCACCCTCTCTACCAATATTTGCTTGTGGAGTTGGATCAACTATTCCATTGAGTACTGAATTCCCAGTTGCACCAGTTGCACCAGTTGGACCAACTGGCCCAGTTGCTCCGATCCCACCTGGAGTACCAGGATTAGCATTTAATTGAACCGGTCCTGCCGTAGCAAATTGTGTAACAATTTGCCATCCTCTTGTTGGTCCGGTATAGATAAGATCAAAAACAGCGCCTTTAACATTACATAGCAAGTTTTGATTAGAAATATTTTCTATAGTGGCTGTTTCTGGATGAATAATTAAATTATTTGTATCAAAAGTTTCAGAAAAATCAAGTATTCTAATATTACTTCCGATGGCTGGATTTTCCGGTAAATAAATATCAAAACTCCCAGTAGCTGTATTAACTGCATATTTTTGTCCAGCTGTCAATACTGTTGGTGAGCTAATAACTGTAAAAGATGTATCACCACTCGATAAAATACCACTTAATTGATTTAGTGTAATGAATACATTAGATCCATATCCACTGACTAAATCATTAATATCAGGGTGTAGTTGATATTTTCTAATTAAACTTTTTTCTGACATAAATTATTCTATTTTACTATGATATAATAAAATAGCTGTTTTATAATCTAAGCCATACTCTTCAGCAATTTTATTAATTTGTTCCATGTTAGCATTCAATTGAACTGGTTTATTAATATAATCATTAATTTTATTTACCCAGTTTTTAGGATTTTCATTTGTAGCAATTGTTTCTGCAATAGTTTGTATAATTTCTTTTTGCTCTTTTGTTAATCTTTTACGATCATATTTTTCTTTTAATGTCGTTTCAATTGCTTCTATTAAATTATCAAATTTAACTAAATTTTTTGCAACAAGATCCGCATTAATTTTTGGTTTTTCTTCGGAGGCTTGAACTGTTGGAACGGTTTTCGGAGCTTTTGTTGTCTGTGGCGTTCCAGTTCCAGCAGGACGACCAGCCGCTTGTTGTTGAGGCTTATTCAAAAGAGGTTGGTATAAGCCTTCCTCTTGTAATTTTCTAAAATCTTTTTGAGACTCAACGCTTTCATCTGGAAGCGGTAAGCGGCCAGTTTCAATTGCTGTAACACCTTCTTCTGGAGTTAAAACTCCAAGTTCGATTAAACGAGAATAGACTCTCGTTAAATTCATATCATTTTTAAAATCAGCATCTTTAAAACGTGCAACTGGCAAATTTTTAAAACCAAGATTCTTACCAATTTTTTTCATTTCTGGTAAAAGAAAATCATTCATGAAAGTTTCACGAGCATGTTTTAAACGGGAAAGAAATACTTCTATTTTAGTATTTGTATTTGCGTATTTTTCTTCGCCAAAAAGAACATTATTAAGACCGTAACGAATGTCACGGTCTACAACTTCATATTTTTTAGGATCCAAAATATTGCTAATTTCTGGAATTATAAATTTAATATTAGTCGTATAATCTGTAACAAGAATACGTCCAACACTTTCATTTTCAAAAATTTTTCTTAATGTTCCGATTTGTTCTTTAGTCGGCATACCGACTTCATCATTTCCCATTGTAACCAATAGGACTGCTTGCTGTATGGTACGGCTGATTGCCATATCCATGTTTTTAAGTTCTTGCTTCCAGTTAATATCTTCGAGAACTGGAAAACCCATCGGTACACTGAATGGTTCATAATCTTGTTTTTTATAAAAAACTGGGACAAATCTTTCTGGATCTAATTCAAATACCATATACTGATTTGCTTGGGTAATATTACTATTAGTTTTTAAATCTTTTACGTTCTTAACTCTTTGAGCAAGTTCTCTATCTTGATCATTATCAGGATTAGTCAATACTTGCATTTCAAAATCATTAAGAACTTTTACATATTGAGGACTTATAAAAGAAGCAGAACCAATTGCTTGAATATCAGCGGGATTTAAAACAATATAACGAACTGGAATTTCTCCCGTACGCGCTTCTGTCGTAATTAAATCAGTAAGAACGCGCATGTCTTGTTTTGTAAACTGGGCGTTTAATTTATAAAGAAATACATTACCGCTACGGAAAAATTCACGGAAAAACATATCTTGTAAACGCCATAGGTTAACTCTATCGCCCCATGCTTGGAAAAATTTACGAGATTGTTCATTGCCGCCAGTAAAATAAATAGGCGAACAACTAAATTCTGTCATCAAATCAATTGTATTTCTAAAAATAGAAAAATTATAATAAGCTTTTTGGCACAAAATAATAGTATCTTTTATACTAATATTTGATGTATACTTGCCATAACCACCACCATAAATAAAAGGTATAACACCACCTTCAATATTTTTATATTTATCAGTTCTAGAAATAGTGCTTGCCCTATTACGTCTAACTGAAGTATTAACCTCTCCACGACTAGCTTTGACTTCTATTGTCTCATTTGACTTAATAGATCCTTCAATTACCTGTGGCTCTGGGAATTTAATATTTTTATTATTATTTCGTGCCATAACTTATTATAACAGTTTATTACACTAAAATCTGATATTTTATTAGATTAATTCTGCGACAAAAGTAGTATTCTTTTTGGTAAAATTCTCTGGAGCCATTATATCAAAATATGCTTTGACACCCCAATTACCTAACATAAGAGTGGTGTAGTTATCTTTTCTAGCTCTATTTACACTTGTAGATTTTCTTAAATGTGATGGTAGATCAAAACTTTGTGTACCCCTAGATGTTGTAGTGACCTCAACGTTGGCACATTGGTCTTTAGTGTCCTGAATAATAAAATCCTGTTCTTCTATGAATTCTCTAACAGTTAATTTTTTAGTTTCAAATTCACTATCAGCTTTATCTCCAATACCCCTTGGATAAATATATTCCATAGGAAGATTCATTGTAAAAATATTTTCTAAAATATCCGGATGGTTGCTCGCGCGCGAAGCAAACCATATTTTTTTATGGTCAATACAAGTTTGTAAATAAGAATTTGCTCGACCCAAAAAAAAACTAGTAAAATATTGTTTAATACAGATTGTTCCGAAATCTTTATTATATTGACGAGCACAGTCTTTTAACATTTTACTATAATCTTCATTTTCTTTATCAGATTCAAAATCTACGAATCCAATTTTACGATTCATAT